ATCCAGATCCGTAACGCTGTTGACAACAACGGCAAGCGTATCCGGCTGACGCCTCTCAAGATCGTCACGGGTCCGAGTCAGGTCTTCCAGGCTGAAGTGTTGCTGAAGTCGGTGCTGCGAGCTGGCACTGCCAACAACGACATCAACCCGATCCTCTCGATGGGTCTGCTCGATCAAGGTCAAGCAAACCTGTCCCGTATCACATCTACCACAGCGTGGTGGGTGCAGACGGATGCTCCTCGTGGGCTCCAGATGATGATGCGTCGAGGACTGGAGAAGTCGATGGAAGGCGATTTCGAAACCGACTCGATGCGGTACAAGTCCACGGAACGTTATATTCCGGATTGGACGGATCCTCGCATCATCTACGGTACGCCGGGACTGTAAAGCCCTGACGGAAATGGTGGGGGGCGGACGTGAAACGCCCCCCGAATTTCTCCGGACGTGAAACGGAGAACCCAATAGGAGATTCGACATGGGTCTGATTAATATTCAGAACACCAACTTTGAGAACGGCATCACCAACCGGAACGCTGCCGATCTCTTCGGTTCGATGGGTCAACTCGACCCGACGAAGTTCCATAACTACATGGAAGACTTCGACTACTTCACCGCAGCTGACTTCACCTTCTCTGGTGTGGGTGCGGGGACACAGGCATTGGCAGACGTAGACGGTGGTGTGCTTCGGCTGACCACAGCTGGTGCCGACAACGATTCTGAGTTTGCCGTCAAGAACGGTCAGAGCTTCCTGATGGAGGCTGCGGCGAATCGCAAGCAGTACTTCCGCTCGCGGCAATCGGTAGACGACGAGACTGATTCCGACCTCGTGATTGGACTGGCTGACGGTGGAGGTCTGACGCCGAACAACGGTGTCTTCTTCCGCAAAGATGACGACGCTGCGACGTTGGACATCATTGTGCGTTCGGGCAGTGCTGACATTGCGACAGACGTGGCAATCGCGACGATCACGACGAACTTCTTCACAACTGAGTGGTTCTGGGATGGCATCGACCGTGTCTACTACGGTGTGAACGGAACGCCTCTGGGCTTCCTCGACCTGAATGGTCTGGCGCTTCCTGTCGGTGAACTGCAACCCGCTTTCGGTGTGCAGGCAGGTGCAGTCGCTGCGTTGGTAGGAGACTTCGACTGGATCTTTGCCACCAAAGAAAGGAGCTAGCCCATGCGATCCGTATCTCAGACACGACAGCTGGGTGCGGCTGACCCCAACGGCATTTGTGAAGATCAGCAGTTGGGTGCCGCAGGCGACCTAGCTCTTGATGGGGCTTTCGTTGTTGCCGGTGTCGCTGTGCTTGATGTGCAGCGGCAGGTGGAGCTGGAGTCTGGTGGCAACATCAGTGCGACCAACTTCACCATTACCGGCACGGACGAGAGCGGCAACATTGTCAGTGAGACGATTGCCGGTCCCAACGCGACTACAGTTGCGACAGCGGTCAACTTCAAGACCGTGACGCAGATCGCTGCGGATGCCTCCTTCGGGACGGACGTCGAGATCGGGACGAACGGGGTAGGAGCCTCTCAGGAGATTCCCCTCGATCAGAACGTCTCGCCGTTCAATGTCAGCCTTGCTGTGATCATCACAGTCGTTGTGGACGTAACAGTTCAGTTCACGTTTGACGACGTGTTTGCTGACAACAGTGGTCCGTTCACATGGTTCGATCACACGGACTTGACGAACATCCTAGCTGATGATGAAGCGACAATTGTCTCACCTGTGAAGGCTGTTCGAGTGTTGACCAACTCAGGTACCGGCACTGTACGCTTCGAGGTGGCTCAAGCAGGCATCCAATAGGTGGGGGTTACACGTACTACCGTTGTCCGACCGAATCCTGGGGGTGGTCTCGTAACTGGGGTTGGCTCCGGGTCGGTCGCACGCGCTGGTGTTGACACAGATCCTGATGCAGCTGGTGGTGGCAACACCTTCGAGGAACTCTTGCTCTCGTTGGACGTGAGTCACTACTGGCTCATGGATGAGGCGAGCGGTGACTACATCGATAGTGGTGCGGATGGTGGGCTCGATCTAAGCCTCCAAGCTGCGGTCAACGCATGGCGGCAAGCACCTCTTCTCGGACCTCGTGGCACACCCCTGAACTTCGGATTGTGGAAGTACAACAACGCACTCCCACGTCCTAGAAATCTGGGTGGTCCTGTCACGGCTGGTTGGACAACTGGCGGCATGGGCTGTTGGTTCCGGCTCATGGAGATCGAGCCTGCTGCGATGTCCCTGATGAGCTGCACATGGCTCAACAACACTGGGCTCGTGATGCAGATCTCGGTGGAGTCGAACGGAGCGTTACGCTTCGAGTGTGATGGCTCACCGGAAGTCATTTCGATCACGACTGCAGGCAGTTTCGTCACACCCGGTGTTCTCTACTACGTGCACGTTGATCAGGCTGCGGACGGTAACGGACTGATCATGTACGTTGATGGGGTTGATCTAGGTCTCTCCACCGTATTCTCCGGAACAGGTGCCACGATTGACACGTTTGCTGAGGATGCGATGTCGGGCTTCGCAGATCCTACGCACACGCAGTTTGGTGGCGTAGCCAGTGCAGGCTTCGACGGCACGTACATCGGCATCGTCGGTGGCGGCTACATCAACCGCAACGTTGTATTCGGCCCAGCGAACGTAGCAGCTCTCTTCGCCGCTGCTGGTGATCTTGCTGGGGCTGCGGCTGACTACCATGAGCTTGTTTCAGATCTGGGCTGGCTGGATGAGTCGTTGGTCATCTGGGGCACCGGTAGCCATTTAGGTGCAAGCGACTTCGTTTCAGATGGTGGTTTGGGACCGAACCATACAGCTGCCTCTGCCTTCAGCACTGGATCGAGCGTCGAGAACGCAGCGGACGATGCAGGCCCAGGTCTGCAGATCGAGTCGGGGTACAACAGGCAGAAGCAAGTCTACGGTTCGAGCAATCCAACGTTCTTTTCTACCGCTGGTGCTACCAACTGGGAGCCCACTGCGGGACGTGGCGCAGGTACTGTGTGTGCGCTTGTTACCGTCAACGGAGTGGGTGATGGAGATCGTAAGACCATCTTCACTTTTGGCACTAGCGCAATCAACAGTTTCGAGCTGGGCGTCATTGGTACAGCTATTGGTTGGGAATTATTCTTCCGTGCTCAGACTACCGGTGGTGGTGTGGTCTACGAAGTAGTTTCCGACATCATCGCACTGGGTGGTGGTCCTGACTTCGGCATGATCTCAGTGGTGCAGGACGGTCTCGGTGGCGGACCACTGATCTACTGGCAGGACACTGACCGCACTGGACTTCCCGCAGTTACCACGACCCCAGATGTGTGGACACCTACTTACGGTGATGCCTCTGATTCTCGGTGGGGTGGTCAACAGGGATCTGCGACGGTGGACAACTGGGAACCGGGCGAGCTGCACGACATGATCGGATACATCAAAGCGCTGACTCCTGCTGAGATTGCAAGCATATGGGATGCAGCAAACGGTGTGTTTTAGATGAGACCGATCAACACCCCTCTAACTGGCAGTCCGCTCGAAGGTCCAGTGATCGTGCTTGACAAGTATGCTAATCCGCTTAATGTCGGGCTCGTCGTGGTGGTGACAGGGATAATCACTTACTCCGTGGAACATACGTTTGACGATCCATTCGATGAAAACTTCAGTCCAGCGACCGCTGACTGGATTACTCATCCTATTCTCGATGGGTTGAGCGCGACTCAGGATTCGAACTACGCCTTCCCTCCGCAAGCCTGCAGACTCATCACGACGGCAGGTGGAGGCACGGCATCGTTGACCGTGGTCCAGGCATCGGGAGGCATGTCGTGAGAGGTCAGAACATCGTCAACAGAGGTAACGATCACCTCATGCAGGCGCTCGAACTTTTGTCTGATCCCGACAGGCTCAAGAAGGCTCTCGACGAGATCAAGGCCGAGCAAAAAACACTGGAAGATCGTATTGCATTGGCCGGGACTGCCCGTGAGATTGTTGAGAAGGAAACACGGATCGACCATGAACTGACAGAAGCGAGGGAAGCAACCACTACGGCACGCGAGGAAGCCGAAGCAACACGTGTGAAGGCAGAGGCGGAAGCAGAAGAGATTGTAGCTACCGCAACAAGCGAAGCAGCGGACTTGAATGAGTCTGCTCAAGCAACGCTGAAAGACGCTCAAGGTCGTCGAGACGCAGCGCAGGAAAAATTCGCAGAGACGCAACGCACTGAGCAAGCACTCGTACAGCGTGAACAGACCATTGGAAAGATGGAAGCGAAGTTGGAACGCCAACTCGCTGATGTTGACGAACTTCAAACTCAACTTCTGCAGGAGAAGTCCAGACTCGCGACGGTAAGCGAGACCCTCAAAGCCGCAGTGGGGTGACCGTATGCCGGGATCAGGGCTAGGCACTGCTGGGATCGTAGCGATCCCCATCCCTGCGGGTGGTGCACTCGGTCAAGTGCTCACCAAGCTTTCAGGTGACAACTACGACTTCGACTGGCAAGACACTGCTGGTGGTTTCGTTGGCTTAGGTGTTTGGCGCTATCGCACCGAGATCGTTGCACCCCCTGCGAGTGGTCAGGTCCGGTTCAACAACGCGACTATCGAATCAGCCACGATCATGTGGATCAACGAGACCAATGACGGGGGCACGGACGTCTCTGTGTTTCTTGATCTGCTCAGCGCTGGCTCGATCATCTTCCTGCAAGACCAAAGTGACGCCGACAACTTCGTCATCGTTGAGATCGATACGATCACGGATGAAGGAACGTACCGAGAGATCACCATTGCTGAGGTCGAAGCGCAGGGATCTGCGTTTACTCAGAACCTGAGAATTGCCGTTGTCATCAGTGGTGGTGGCTCAGCAGGTAGTCCACAACGCAACTTCTTCGAGTCGATGGGCATACGAGCGTTCGTGTTCTCCGACTTTTTCGAACCACCCGGAGGCTTGCAGGTTGACGGGCTACAAGCAATTTCTGCTGGTGCCGGTGCCAGTGTTTCCACGCCCACAGCTACCTACGACTTCACTGATCACCCTGGTGTCTGGGGGCTGAATACAGGTACGACGTCAGCGGGTCGTGTGTTTCTACTCTCGCAATTCGCGCAAGGTTTCCATGTCGGTGTCGGCGGCATTACGCGGCACGGTTGCTGGTATCAATCTCCTGCCGTTGCTTCCATTGCAGCCAATCGCTACGTGATTCGCTCAGGCTTCTTCAGCATGGCTCTGCCGAATACCATTCTTCAGGGGATTGGGTTTGAGGCTCAGGACAACCAAAACGGTAACCGCTGGCAAGCGATCTGTGAAGATGGCATCGGTGAAACTTCGGTGGATACTGGTGTAGCTGTTGGGACATCGACGTACTTCAAATTGGAGTTTGAGGTGAACGCTGCGGGTACGTCGGTGGAGTTCTTCATTGACGATGTGTCGGTCGCAACCATCGTGACTAACATTCCATCAGGTACAGGCTTCGGACACTTCATATCGGAGCACATCATGAAGCTCATAGGTCTCGCGAACAGAGCATCGTATGTTGATGCGTACTACCTCTATCAGGAGATAACCCGCTAATGGCACTGCGTAACGTCACCGTTGAACGACTCTCCGTTGAGGTCAATGAGCTGAGTGATCGGGGCATGTCGTTCCGTGTTCGGTTCACTGACGGGACGGATACTTTCAACATCGAAATACCGCGAGTGATTCTTGAGCAGCTGCAGGAATTGATACAGGAATTTGGATACTCAGTGTCGCGAGAGATTGAAGGCGACGACCCTGTTCGCGATTTGATCGCGGCGAAAAACTATCAGATCAGGCTACAAAGTTAGGAGACGACCATGACTAAGAAAGTAGGAATGCAGTACGTCAAGGAATTCTCGTTCCCAGCGGAACAGGGGTTCACTGGCTCTGCCGGAAAGTCACCCGTGAAGGGCTACATGCGTGGTGGTGCGGTGAAGGCGACGCATGAGACTGCGAATGCTAACAAGCATCGTGCACCGAGCGTCCGCGCTTCGCATGGCGGCACTGTCGGTGTGACCACTAAGCGTGGACCGAAGTCGAGACGAGAGAAGTCAACGATGACCAAGGCTGCGGGTGGCGGCTACATGGAAGGCGGCATGCACGACAAGCTCTACGCCGAAGGCGACAAGATGGGCTACATGCGCGGTGGGCGCGTGAAGGACACCTCCAGTGAGTTCGTGCAGACAGCAGGACCGCAAGCCTCCATGGACGAAGGTGTGCAGCCTGCACGTAAGGGGCGCACCCAAGCCGATGTTGAAGCCGGTGGCACGAAGCGACTGAAGCCGAGACTTGCACGTGGTGGTGGCGTGCACAAGACGCACCATGCGACCAAAAAACGTGTTGGAACGAGAACCCTAATCTCAAGCACCGGGAAGGTGATTAGTACGAAGCTGGTCTACGGTGAATCCGGAGCGGTTAGGGCTAAGGCTCGTAGCAAAGCGTCGAAGAAAGGCATGCCCAAGAACGTGAAGGCACGTGGCGGGCTCATGGAGTACGCAGAGGGAGGGTCAGTCAGCCCCCCGTCGGTAGGGATGCTGGGTAGAGGTGCTGCTGCCAACGCTGCCCGAGCCGCCCGTACAAGAGAAGAGCGTACGCGCAGCGTCGTAAACGAGGCATTGTCAGCTCAGCGAGCGTCTCAACAAGCCAGCCCACGTCCGAAGGCACGAGTGCAGGACAAGCCTCCCCCGAAGCGGGACCGTATCTACCGAGAGGACAAAGGGGGTGTGCCCACCTTCACGGACGTGCCGAAGGTAGGCAAGCTTTTGGGAAAGCGCGGGGCGGCAAGGTAGAGCGTACAGCTCGCCGGGTCGCTAACGACGTGATGGATCGACACGTGCGATCACCGAGACCGAAGGGTCACGGTACGCGTCCGCGTGGTGGACGAAGTAGAGTTCGAGGAGCCGGATACTAATGGCAACCAGTGGAACAGTTGGTCAGACGATCTTCCTGAACCAGCAGATCATCGATCACGCCTTCAGGCGCTGCAAGATGGTCGAGCAGGAGATCACAGGCGAGCACTTGCAGATCGCTCTGGAGTGTTTGTGGCTGTTCTGCATGAGCCTCGTCAACAAAGGCATCAAGTTGTGGAACGTGCAGCGCATCATCCTGCCGATCTACGCGGGCGAGTTCACTGTGCCGCTGCCTCTTGGCACGGAGGACATCCTCGACATCAACCTGCGTACTCAGAATGAGTTCACCAACGATGGGGGTACTGCGACAGCGTCAGAGGGTGTAGCTGAAAACGCCTTTGACAAAGATCTGAGTACTGCATGCACCCAGACCCTGGTGGATGGCAACATTCAGCTCCAGCTCGACACGGCTACTGCAGTCTCAACGTTCGGCATCCTCGTCAATACGCTGCTGTCTGCCTCTCCGTGGGGCTTCGTGATTGAGGCATCGAATGACGGCATCAGCTACACCACGCTGATTGATCGCACGTCGGGTCAGGTGGTTGTCGCAGGTGAGTGGGTCTGGTACGACATCCAGAACGCGAACGCCTTCGAGTTCTACCGGCTGCGTGCGAACGACGGGATCACGATCCTCAATGTGATCGAGTTTGCGATCCAGAACGCACCGCAAGAGATCCCGTTTTACCACACGCTGAACCGAACCGATTACTCGAACCTGCCCGACAAGACATCACCGGGGCGACCGACACAGTTGTGGTACGACCGGCAACGCACAATCCCTGAGCTGCAGATCTGGCCCAGCCCTGAAGAGCAGTTCACGTTCGCCCAGATCACCGGGTACGTGCAGAGTCAGATTCAAGACGTCGGTCTGATGACGGACGAGCTGGAGGTGCCTGATCGCTGGTACATGGCGATTGAATCCAATCTGTCGAAGCAGCTGTCACGGAAGATCAAAGAAGTGAAGATCGAGTTGATCCCGCAGATCGACATCGATGCGAAAGAAGCACTGGACGATGCATGGACGGGTGAGGGCGACGGCTCTGACACCTTCTTGCGTCCTAACATATCACCGTACACGAGATAGTCATGCCTATTTTTCTAGACCCATCAGGCAGATCAACTTTCGGTATCGGTGTGTGCGCACGCTGCTGGCAGAAGTTCTCGTTGGAAGACCTGTTCTCGGACCCTAACTCACCAGGGCTGAAGGTCTGCAAAGATGATCTCGATGATTACGATCCGTACCGCTTGCCTGCACGTCGGACGGAGGACGTGACGCTGCGCTTCTACCGACCTGATGAAGACCTCAGTACGGGTGGCGCGGTGCCGAACACGACAGCGTTATTTGGAGTTCGTGGAACAATAGATGGGAATCCACGGATCACTGTAGGGGATGACCGTCGAGTCATCGAAAGCTCCACACTTGGAACGGAATTCTGATGCCAAACGTAACAATTTCAGAGCTGCCTCTTGCCATTATTCCGTTGGATTTGACGGGAACTTTCTTCGAGGTGCAGACCGTTGAGAGCGGCGTGGAGGTCAGCCGCAAGGTTGCGGGTGACAACCTGACTTTCAGTGCGGGGAACATTCAAGGCACTGGAGTAGTTGCGCCTGCAGCCGGTACACCGTATGACTACGATGCAACGCTGACTTTCCAAAACGCGAATGCAATTTCTACTGCTACCTTGGGGTGGGTGGCGAGCAATTTCCTCTTCGACTCTCTTGCATTCGGCGCGTCAGTACAACTACGGGGTCTAACGGACGCGGGGGTAGCGACCACTTTCTTTTTCGCGGATCCTAACGGATCTACAAATCTAAATATTGATAACAATCAGCTGATCCTGGCGCTGAGCGCAGGCGAAATCAATGTCCATGACCAGCGTGGTACGTCGTCGCCCAATGACTTGAAATGGGTTCTCCGTGAGGGTGTTGGTTTTACGTTTGAGATAGCACGATTTGGATTCGATGGCTCTAATGACTGGTCAATCAAGAACCTCACGCCCCAAGGTCACTTCATAGCTCAGATGCTTACGGGTGCGCTTGCCACCCGAATCGGTCTTGATCTTGATCCCGATGCCACCTCTCAGCTTTTTCATATGCCATCGGACGCTGCCGTGTTGCGGACAGAGACCCCTGCTAATGGTGGTATTGAAGTCAACAACACAGCCACTGGTGCAGGGTTCGAACGTGTACTGACCACGGCAGATCTTACAGGCGTCACCTTCCCCATCGACGCTCTGGACAACGATCAGATCCGTTGGGGTACCGGCAACGACATGCTCCAGTTCTTCGACGGAACTGACATGCAGTTCAACGCAGTCGATGGTGTGGACTTCCGCTTCTTAGGCGGCACGGCTGGTGCTGAGACTATGCTCAGCCTGATCGCCAATGGAGCGATGGAAGCGTCCTTCAACGGTGCAGTGAGGCTTGCCACGACTGCTCTTGGTGCGAGCATACCTAGTCTTGAGCTGAGGATAGACAACCCAGCCAATACCGGGGCGAGCTTGTTCCTGATCGACACCGATGGTGGCGTCAGACTCGACGTTGATGCAGGTACCTACAGCGCTGTTCAAACGGACAACACTGGAGCACTGCAAAAGACATATTTCGAGTGCATCGCTGACGGTGCAATGATCCTTCGCCACAACAACGGGAACAGATTCCAGACTACAGCTGAAGGTGCTGACGTAGTCAATACTGTAGCGGTACTCCTTGACGTAGTGGGCACTGGTCTCAACCTCGATTCCACCATAGGAACACGAGCGGACAGCGGAGGCATTGCATGGCTTTGGGACGAGAGCGTACTAACAGGAAGGATTCGTCAGACTGATGCAGCGGGCGTACTCCAAGACGACTTCATCACCATGGTCGTCAATGGTGCGGTTGCGCTCTTTCACAACGGCACCAACATGGCACAGACGCAGCTCGCTGCTTCTGGTGGACTGCTCGTCAACAACTTGGCAACGGGTGCGGGCTTTGAACGCGTACTGACGACAGCAGACATCTCTGGCAGTCCCTTCACTGAGATCATCCTTACCAACAGCAATGTCATTGATCTGACCGATACCGACGTTGCGCTCAACATCGGCGCAGCGGTTCCAGGGTCGAATCCACACCTTGAGCTGGGACTCTTCGGTATTGGATCGGGTATCCAGGCGAAGGCAGACGCTACCACCATTGACACCTTGGACATCCAGCCTTTAGGCGGAACTGTAAACCTTGGTCCTCCTGCATCTGCTGCCGTTGCGGGTGGGGTCAATCTCCGGTTTGCCAACGGTGCTGGATCGGGTGGCAACATCATCGAGTTGACGATCTCAGGGTTCATCCTTGAAGGTCGCAGTGGTTCGAACACGATCCTCGACTTCCACCAAGTCAGTGGCAACCTCGCTATGCGGATGGTGTGGAATGGTGCGAACTTCTTGTTTGACGGCTTCGTTGACAGCATGGAGATCACATTCAACGCACGTGATGCGGGCAGTGTGAATCGCCAAATGCTCCACATGGATCCCGATACCGACGTCGAGATCTTCCACCCACCGAGTGCAGCCATCGTCATCGAGACGCACACACCTGCAACTGGTGGCGCATTCATCAACAACACACTGACTGGCGCAGGGCTGGAGCGAGCACTCACGACAAGCGACTTGGGTGGTGGTGGTGGCTTCCTCACCGACGTGCGCACCAGCAACGTGTTGCTGACCGGCACTACGTTCCAAACCGATCTGATGACCGTAGCCCTCGCAGCGAACTCACGCTACGCGGTGGAGTACGTTCTGGAGTTTTCAGCACCCGCAGCTGACGACATCAAGTTCCGACTGAACGATCCAGGCGGCGCGAGTTGGAATGGACTCGGCCTCGTCGTTATCGGAGCGGACGACACCATCGTAGAGAACTCGCCCATCGGTTCGCAGGTCAACGTGAACTCTGGCGACGCTTCGGTCCACGTTGTGGTGGGTCACATGATCGTAGGTACTGACGGTGTTGCCGGTGACCTTTCAATCGACGCTGCAAAGCAAGTCGATAGCGGTGCAGATGGAATCTTGTTTCAAGGCTCGTGGATTCGAGCCCAACTACTCACGTAAACCAAAGGAGAACTAGAAAATGCAATCACAGCAAGTAACCCCAGTCCAGATCCAAATGGCGGCATCTGCAGGGGTCGAGCTTCTATCGATTAAGGATCTGCCGGTACCGATGAGTATCGCGAAGGGTGGTGCGCTAGCAATACTCGAAGGAATGTTGCAAGCCATCGCACGTGGCGAGCTGGTCGTCGTTCCCAACCCTGAGATGCAGAAACCCGGACCGGTGCCTGATGGGGGTGGTCCCGACGGTGGCGAGGAAGTGACCCCTCCGGGTGTCGAACGAATCGACGGAGGTAAAAAGAGCTAACTATGAGTGGCATGGACATCAGCAAGGCGAGTCTTCCGATCACTGTAGTCGCAGGCATTGTGCTGCTTGGGCTGGGGTACTGGGTGAATGCCCAGGATGCGAAGATCGAGAAGAACGCAGAGGCTATCGAGGAAGTCGAGGAGGAAGTCATAGAGCAGAAGCTCGAAGTGAAAGACGAACTCTCCGACATCAAGACGGTGCAGGCAATCAACGTGGTACTGCTGCGGCAAATTGCTGATGACATCAAGAAGATGGCAAACGATGGCTGACTTCATCTATGGCAACAAGTCAGCGAGTCGCATTGCGACATGCTTCGTGCAACTACAGGACGTGGCGATGCGTGCGATCAAGATGACGCCCATCGACTACACCATCATTCGAGGCTGGAGTGGCGAGGATATACAAAACGCACTGTTCGAGTCGGGGGCATCGGAAAAAAGGTGGCCTGACTCGAACCACAACCACGAGCAGGGTGGTGAACCGTGTTCATTGGCAATAGATTTTGCACCGTGGATCAATGGTGCGATTCCGTGGAAGGATACGCATGCCTTCGCGGTGGTAGCGGGGGTTTGGTTCGTCGCAGCAAAGGAGTGTGGAGTCACTCTTCGCTGGGGCGGCGACTGGAACATGAATGGCTTAACCACAGACCAAAAGCTTATGGACTGGGGTCACGTGGAGATCAGGCTATGAAGATCAAATTGAATAATCCACTTCCACTTGTGTCGGTAGCCCTGTTGGGTGCCGGTGTGGAGGTGCAGTACGCACGCAATGATAAGGGTCACCAGATCTGCATGTCGGCGGAATTTATCGTGTGGGAATGGTGCAAAGAGTGGACCGTGAGGAAGGCTGAGGAATGAGTGTACTCACAGCCATAGCGGGTGCCGTCAAAGGCATCATGGGCGGCAAAGGGGTCGGCGATCTGATCTCGGAGTTCATCACTGACCCCGACAAGGCAGCTGAGTTCGTCCACAAGATGGAGATCAAGATACTTGAGGACAAAAACCTTGAGCGTCAGGCTGAGATCGCGTTTGAAGAAACGATGACCAACCGCATCACCGCTGAGCTGCACCAGTCAGACCTGAAGACAAAGCGCACACGTCCAGACATTGCGCGGCAGTCGTGGTACCTCACCATCGCATACGCGATCTTCTCGACCATCGGGGCTCCGTTGCTTGCGTACTTCACCGCGCAGACAGGTCCAGATGGTGAAGCGATTGCAGGTATATTCAGCGAGATCACTTTCCTGTGGGAAGTGTTCATCGCGATTGCATCACCCGCGCTCACCTACATGGGTGTGCGTTCTTTTGATAAATGGAAAAACGGAGGCTCTTAATGAGCGTACTAGCTGCACTGAGTGAACTGACCTACTGCACCAGAATAGGTGGCGGCAGTGTCCTATCTTTACCTCAGCTTGCTGAACTGATGACACATCTGGACTCAGGTGCCTGTTCAGAAGAACTGATCAATGCGATGGCAGACGTGCCACGAGCACCCACTCCTAATGAGTGGAGCGCGATGCGTGCGGGAGAAACACCGAGTGTGCCAGAACCAACCCCCGAGCCCGAACCACAACCTGAGCCAGAGCCAGAGCCCGAGCCGGTCGCGGAAACGCCGACAGCGGAAGAGCCGGTTGCTGAGACTGAGGAGCCCGCGACGGAAGAGGGACCGGGTGACGACGCAGAAGCTACCCCCGTCTGAGGAGTAACCAATGGCTGTCTCAATGACATTCAACTCACTGCTGGACGACTTACGTTCGTATCTTGAACGGGGTACGTCCGTTGACGAGACAGTGTTTGATCAGCTCCCGAGCTTGATCAATCTCGCGGAACGTCAGCTGGCGAATTCACTCAAGTTGTTGGGGTTCGTGAGCGTTGTCACAGATACGTTAGGTATCGGCCAGTCGGTGATCCCGAAGCCTGATCGATGGAGAGATACGATCTCGATCAACTTCGGTGTGGGGGTAACACAGATACGGACACCCCTGTTCCTGCGCTCGTACGAGTACATGCGACGCTACTGGCCTGATGAAGATCTAACAGATCAGCCAAAGTTCTACGGGGACTACGATTACTTCAACTGGCTGATCGCACCGACTGCGGACTTCGCGTATCCGTTCGAGGTCAATTACTGGGAGCTGCCTGCGCTGTTGGATGCAACGAACCAAACGAACTGGTCGTCGGATTTTGCCCCTAACGCGCTGCTTCATGGTTCGCTCCTGCAGGCGACTCCCTTTTTGAAAAACGATGAGCGCATCCAGATATGGCAAGGCATCTACGACCGTGACGTCATGATCCTCGAAGCGCAGGACGTGAAACGCATTATCGACCGACAGGTCACGAGGGAGAACGTCTGATGGCTTATACCGATGTCTTTGGTGGAGAGCTGATCTTCCCATCGCTCACGAGCTACAACTCGATCACCACCGCTGTGGATGTCGTGCTGCAGTGGGCAAGAGAACAGCAGATCGAAGGGGTCAACGTTGTCGCTGACTGGATGGACATCGATGCCACTCAGCCATCGCTGAACATCGACATGCCTTCAGCTAGCAGCGTGAGCACCGGCAACAAGGTCACGTTCAATAACATTGGTGCGAACACGTACACCGTGCGTGACAGCACAGGTGGAACGATCCAGTCGGTTGCACCGGGCGAGCAGTGGGTACTGATCCTGACGGACAACTCCACCGCTGCGGGTACGTGGATTACTTCACAGCTGGGCGCAACAGTTTCTGTTGCATCCGCTGGTGCACTAGCAGGTGCTGGGATCAAAGCGATCACCACCACGCTGAACCAGAAGATCGACTCCGATGTCGAGGCAGGAACTCCATTCACTGTGGTGGATGGTGACCGAGCGAAGTGTTTGATCTACACCGCTGGTGCAGGCACCTGCAACCTGCCGTCAGCAGGCACTGTGGGTAATGACTGGTTCTTCATGCTGAGGAACTCTGGTAGCGGTACGCTCAATGTGGTCCCTCCGATAGGAAACATCGACGGGGGTTCGAGTCTTAACCTCGACCCGAACGACAGTGCGTTCATCTTTACCGATGGCACCGACTGGTTCACCGTGGGCTTGAGCAGCGGCTCGACCATCGCATTCGACTTCATTTCGCTTGCGGTACCGGGTTCTGGTGACTTCGTGCTCAGCGGTGCGAACCTCAACAGGATCTCCTACCGATTCACGGGTGTGCTGACTGGCAACCGACGCATCGTCGTGCCGAACACCACGCAACAGTACTGGGTGGACAACCAGACGACTGGTGCCTTCGATCTGGAGATATCGACAGCTGCGGGAACAGGGCAGACGGTCATACAGGGCGAAAGCATCATCACGTACTGTGACGCCACTGATGTGATCAACGCAGCGTCGTCCACCACCATCGCCTTCCCAATCACCATCGGTCAGGGTGGTACGGGTGCGGTGACGGCAGCAGCAGCAATATCCAATTTAGGTGCTGCTGATGAACTAATAGACTTGATTGCTGGGGCTGGCATGACGGGAGGTGGTGACCTCTCTGCAGGGGACCGCACCTTCAACGTCATCGCTGCAGCAAATGGTGGGCTTCTGGTCAACGCGGATGACATCCTGCTCGACATCGATCTGCTTACGCTAGAAGGAACCATCGATCCAGCAGCTGACCAGCTCGCCTTCGATGATGCTACGGCTGGACTGACTCGGAAGAACACCATCGCAGCCATCATCGGCACCGTCGGGCTGGACGGCTTGGCTGATGTCACACTCACAGCACCTGCGACAGGAGCAGTGCTGTTCAAGAGTGCGGGCGACTGGTTAGACACTCCCGGCATACTCATTGATCCCGCAGCGGACGTGAAGCTTCATCAGGCAACTATCGAGGTTGCTCGAACACTGACAGCGGCTGCAGGTGGCTTCCAAGTCAACAACACACTGACAGGTGCTGGGTTCGAGCGTGTGCTCACCACGGCTGACATCGGTGGTGGTGGGATAGGTGAAGTTGTCGCTGCGTATCAGGGGATAGTTGGTCAGACGATCTCAACTACCTCGCTCACCAATGTTACGAACATGGTGATCACACTGCCGGATGCGCTCAGCAACTGGGAGTTAGTTATCGTCTTCGATTTCAGTCGGACCGGGGCGGGTACGACCGGCATGATCTTTGACTTCACGTTCTCAGGAACAAGTCCTACGGTGAACGGCATGATGCAAGGGTTTGACATAGCTAACGATGCGGTGCAGACCCTCATCTTGGATCAAGGGCTTTTGAGTGGTGGCACGATGCAGATCCCGAGTGGAAACGTGCACGCTTTTCAAATGATGATTGCGATTGATGCCGATAGTGGCACACCGACCAACATCCAACTCCGAGCCGCTCGCGTAGGTGGCTCTGACGGTATCTTCGTCGGTGGGTTCGGATACATGAAAGCTACACGGCTTGATTAATTATGGCTGAAACCCCAGCACCCATCTGGTCGAAGCCCGGTATCAAACGGGACGGCACCAAATTCGAAGGCGACAACTATGTCGATGGTCGCTGGTGCCGGTTCCAACGTGGCAAACCTCAGAAGATGGGGGGCTACCAGCAGGTCACTGACACGGTGCCTGAAGTTACGCGTGGCATGCACTCGTTCTCGAAAGACGACATCCAATACCTGCACCTGGGGCACCCCGACACCATCGGTCAGTATCAAGTTTCTAACGGGTCGCTCAACCTGTTTACTGATCGAACTCCTGCAGGCTTTGCAACTGACCTGAATAACATGTGGCAGTTCGATGTGTTCGCGGACACCGGGGGCACAGGCAACCACCTGCTCATTGCTCACGCTGCACCGAACGCTGCGAACATCGACAACTCGGTTGGCGGACTCGTCTACATCGATACCATTGATGCGGGAGCTGCGTTGAACGTCGTAGGTCTCAACATTGATGCCGCAGTAGGATGGAACACGGGAACAGCGGGACCAGTCAGTGGTGGCGTTGTTGTGACACAGCAGTTTCTGTTCATCTTTGGTAGCGATGGGATCGTTCGTTATAACGGTACGCCCAATGACCTCTCAGCTTTACCTGTTGAGTTCAACAGTGGCACACAGAAATTTGTGAAAGGGTTTCCTCTTCGAGGTGCGGGCACTGGTCCTGCGATACTCCTGTGGTCTCTTGATTCATTAGTTCGCGGCACATTCTTAAGCAGTGGTCCATCAACTTTCACCTTTGACACCATCGCACGAGGCATCTCGATTCTCTCGTCGCAAGGCATCGTCGAGTACGACGGCATCTACTACTGGCCCGGTAACGACCGGTTCCTGTTGTTCAACGGTGTCGTGCGCGAGATGCCCAACGAGATGAATGAGAACTTCTTCTTCAACAACCTGAACTTCACCGCACGACAGAAGGTGTTCGGCTTCAAGATCCCGCGCTACGGTGAGATCTGGTGGTGCTACCCGAGAGGCAGTGCTACCGAGTGCACGCACGCGATCATCTACAACGTGCGGAAGGGATTCTGGTACGACACTGAACTGCCTGACTCAAATGATGTTGACCAAGGACGCACAGCGGGTATCTTCGCCAACGTTTACCAGAAGCCATTCATGGTAGACAACGAGGTGACGGCAAACGGGCGTACGCTCTGGCAACACGAGACGACCAAGGACAAAATTCGCACCAGCCAGATCAGTGCCATCCAGTCCTTCTTCGAAACCCATGAGCTGTCACTGCTCGAGTCTGGGCAGAGCGACAAGTCGATCAGAGTTGCGAGGATCGAGCCTGACTTCGTGCAGGTCGGTGACATGACACTGACAGTGAAGGGGCGAGCGAACGCGAAGGCACCACAGATTACGGAGACTCCGAAAACCTTCGTGGCGACACCGACGACTGGCACTGACGAGACGATCAAGCTGAAGACGATCCAACGGCTGATGAGTTTCCGGTTCGAGTCGAACACGCAAGGTGGCGACTACGAGTACGGTGACACCTACGCACACATCGGACCGGCAGACGGGAGGGTCGAGTCATGATCATCGATCCGCGAGGCTTCGACAACGTGATCGAGTGGGCAGACTTCATGGTCCCACTGTTCGAGCGTCGGTCGGAGAACTTCCCCCGACTCGACAACGAAGACGAGTGGCAGCAGTGGGCGGCGACAGTGTTCGGAGACGTGGACCCGGTTGGGCAGGACGCACCGGATCCGTACACATACGACAACTGGCGAGCATGGGCACAACGCCTCTTCGCCACAACGAATTTTGAAGGGTAGAAAAATGCCAGCAGCACAAGGTGGACTCGCACAAATGCTCGCTCAACAGGGTGGGTCGAAGGAACTCAGCGATACCGCTCGCGCAATCGAGTTGGTGCCTGGAGGTCCGGAGCTGCTCTACACCGTTGCCGCCGAACAGATGATGACGGACCAAGGCATTCCGAAGAAGGATGCCAAGAAGGTCAGGCTCTACTGCATCGGTGGGTCGGTGAAGAAAGCACGTGGTGGTGTTGCCAGCGCTGCTGAGAAGACTCGACAGGCAGGTCGCGGTGACGACTCGATGATGCTCCACATGAGCCCGGAAGAGTACGAAGCGATCACTGCGATGTGGGGTGAGCCAGAGATCAACCCGAAGACCGGCATCGGTGAGTATGGCTTCCTGTCCAAGGTGTGGAAGAAGATCAAGAAAGGCGTGAAAAAAATCGTCAAGTCGGACGCGTTCCGGATGATCGCTCCCATCGCACTGTCGATGTTCATGCCTGGGCTTGGGACTGCCATCGGTCTGAAGCTGGGTATGAGCGGTGCCATGGCATCCGTGGCGGGCAACGCTATCGTGCAGGGTGGACTGGGTGCCGTGACCGGTGGCAAGGAAGGAGCGATTGCAGGAGCCCTCTCTGGAGGTCTGGGAGCTGCTGCTGGCGCGTACGGAAATAAGGTGGGTACAGCTCTAGGCTTGGAGGCTGGCAGTAAGACCGCAAGCGTCGTTGGCAGCGCTGTGATCCAGGGTGCTGGAGCTGGGCTGACTGGAGGTGACATCGTCGGAGGTGCACTTACCGGTGCAATGACCGCAGGCACCCAACCGATAGGCGAGCGGTTCTCAGCGGACGCTCGCGCTGCAATGGGCATGAAGCCTGCCGGTGAGACGAAGATCGGACAGTACATAGCTCGCATGGAGGGCCGCACGCCGCCTCCTGCCCCCGGTATCGATGCAGGGGGGGAAGCGTACACCCCAACCCTAGATCGTCCAGTGACGACGCAGGAGGTGCTCGCTGGAGCCGATCCGGGTCGTACCCCTCGTACGGCAAGTCCCGCACCCGTGACGGATCCACTGGCGGCTCCTCCAGCTGCGGCACCCACGAGGACTCAGAGCTTGATGGCTCTGGCAGACAAGTACGCAATCCCTGCACTGGCTGGGCTGACTACTCTGGGCGCAGCGAGTTCGGGTGACTACGAAGACGATGGACCTCCGCAGCTACCAGCTGAGTGGGGCGAGCGTCTGCCGGTCTTCAAGATGAATCGACAGTTCCGGGGACTCAAAGACCCATCGGATTATTTCACCTACGGTCAGGCAGGCTCACCGATGTCGGGGCAGCACCTGTTCATGGCACCGGAACCCTTCCCCGGTGACACGAGTCCTCTGGCAGCGGCTGCAGGAGCGACTGGACCTCAACCAGTGCAGCTACCTTCGGGTCGAGCAGGGCAGATCAAGAGACGCGAGATGGAGGGTCAGGGCTGGACGTTCAATCCGGGGACCAACAGCATGATGCCTCCGGCGCAGGCAGCAGGTCAGGCTGGTCAGGCACGCGGTGGCTACCAACGTGGTGGCGAGTTCGACTACTGGGAACAGAATGACGACGTCTTCAACGAAGCACCGGCAGTCAGTCGGGAAGGGGGTCATCATGTGCGGGGTCCGGGCTCAGGTCGATCAGACGATATCCCAGCGTACTTAAGCGACGGGGAGTATGTCATCGATGCTGAGTCCGTCTCCCTGCTAGGTGATGGATCTGGATCTGAAGGTGCACGACGACTCGACGAGATGCGACAGGAGCTACGCAAGCACAAGGCAGGCAAGATGAAGAAGGGTGAGTTCACTAACAAGGCGAAGAACCCCCGTGCCTACATGAACAACGTCAAGAAGCTGAGACGTACGATGAAGTACGAACATGGAGGTCTACACAACGTGGGTGGGACCAGTCCCGTGCCACCTAATCGTCCAGCGGCAGGAGGAAACGCCTGATGGGAAGCGTCACTGATTTCTTGTTCGAAGGGAAGCCGCCCAAGTCGGTCAACACCTACGGACAGACCATCGAGAACGTCCCGAAGTGGATGTCAGATTACACGCAGGGTCTGATCGCGAGAGCGAACGCTGCGGCAGCTGAACCATACATCCCCTACGGTGGTCCGCGCATCGCGCCGTTCGCTCCGGAGGAGGAAGCTGCCTTTGGTATGGCCGAAGAGAATGTCGGTGCCTACCAGCCATGGCTCGAAGCAGGTGCCGAAGGTGTACGTGGTGGACTCGACCGCTTCGGAGAGCAATACGATCCGAGAGGTGCTGCAGATCCTTACCTCACATCGGGCACTGAAGAGTTTCCTGAAGGCGTGGATCGCTACATGGACCCGTACGTTCAGAACGTGCTCGACCGTCAAGAGAGCCTCGCTACACGCACGTTCGAAGAGAAATTCCTACCCGGTCTGCAGAAGTCATTCACGGGTGCAGGTCAGTTCGGTTCGCGAGGTGGCGAAGGATCCATGGAGCAGATTGGTATGCGCGGCGTGCGCGATATCCAAGAGGGTCTGGAAGAACAGCGACTGGCGACACTCTCCGGTGCCTACGGTCAGGCAGGTGAATTGTTCGGTGCAGACCGAGCAAGGGATATCCAAGCTGGTGAAATCAGAGGTGGTCTCGAAGAAGCTGGCGGACGACTCGGTGTTCAACAAGGACTGGGCATGCTGCAAGCCGGTGAGACAGCGGGTGGATTGGGTGAGCGAGCATCGAAGCTGGGCTACGGTGACGCCGCTGCGATGGAAGCAGTTGGTAAAACTCGACGTGGCATGGGTCAAGCCAGCCTCGATCTGGGATACCAAGACTTCCGCGAGCAGCGTGACCTGCCGATGGATCGCACTCGTTTCATGAGCGAGATGATTCGTGGTCTGCCATCGTCAGCGATTGGACGAACGACGCAGCGACAGGACTACGGTCCTGCTGATATCTACCAGCCTTCGGGACTGTCGCAGATCGTCGGTGCTTACGGTGCGTATCGAGGGATGCGGGATGAGTTCGGAAACGCTGAAGGTGGGTACATTGACAACGAGAGCGGTGAGTATTTCGAACCTAACAGATATGCACACGGGGGCTTGGCACTCGCGGGAAAGCACTAAGCGCTGAACCCTACATGTTGGGTGGTTTAGCGCAGGCAGCAAAGTCAGGATGGACAAAAGTGAAAGGTTGGTGGAGAGGGCTCACTGGAGCCAACACTGGTCGAGAGAATCCGGGGTTCGCCCGAGCTGCTAACGAGCTGTACGAGGAATGTGACATACGGAGCCGAGCACGAGGTGGCATACGGATTGAGGATGAAGACTGATGGCTAATTATCAAGCAGGTGGGCTGGCAGCAGTGACGGGTGTAGATCCTGACGAGCTGGACGACCCCTCCATGATCGAAGCTCCCGGTGCACTGGAAGAGGCGACGGGAAGGGAACCCGCTCATCTACCTACGCAGTCCAGTCGGGCAGGCAAAAAGATGACCAACTCGATTGCGATGAAGCGGTTGGAAGAGGCACGCCAAAATCTGATGGACCGACGCGATAAAATCGAAGCTGATAAGAGTGGTCAGTGGCTTGCTCTTGCACAGGGCATGCTGGCACCTACTCGTACAGGTGGCTTCGGTGAGTCCGTAGGTGCTGCTGCAGGTCTGATAGGCGAGGCTCGCTCAGAGAAGCGGGAGCTGCTGACTGATATTGAAAAAGATATCCTCGACTCTGAGACGAAGCAGCAACAGATTGCTCTGCAATCACGTGCCCGTCTGGGCTCAAGGTCAACCGTGTATCACCCGGATGATGTCGCTGAGTTCCCAGACAATCCAGAGCAGTGGCGACATATCGAGAAACAAACCATCGTGCACAGCGACGGAACGACGGAGCACATCTTCACGGGAACGGATACCGGTGAGTTGCTGCAGGTAGTATCTTCCGCGAACCCCATCACCGTACGTGAGAGAGATGCTGCCAAGGTTGCGGGAACCCTTGCGGCTCGACGTGCCCAGCACGATATCGATCAAGGGCTGATCGCAACCATTGCACAAGACAAGCTGCGTGATGCGCGGGCGATCTTTGCAGAGATAGAGACCGGCGGACTCAAAGCTGGGATCGCACGTATGGGTGAGTTCCTCAACATTAGAATCGCAGACGACGCAGACCTCAGAGTGGTCCGAAGGCTCATCGGTGATGAGGTTCTCAACCAGCTGTCACGCTTGACGGGTACGAAGACTGACTTCGAGTACCGGAAAATTGAGTCGCTCAACGCGAGCCCAGATGCGAGTCAGGAGGCTAACCTGCGCATCATCGACGAGATGTTAGGACGCTACGACAACATCATCAATATCGGGGAGCGGGCAGCTCTCTCCCAAGCTAAGAATCCTGATGATGATCTGTCAGTGTTCAGGTACCGAGAGTACCGTACGTCAGAGTCTGCGAGAAAAGAAATGGAGCAGATGGCAGGGCAGGCAGCGGCTAAGATTCCAACTCCTGCACACAACGACATTCTGACTAAGGGTTTTGACCTCAACAACCCAAACAACGATGCGCTGATCAAGTTCTATGAGAGTCACTACGGTTGGCCTCCAGTAGATCCTGATGTGCTTTCTAAACTGCGTAAGAAGGGGTTTAAAGACTGATGGCTGAACCTGATTACACGACAGCAGAAGACCTCCTCCGCATGCAGGCTGAGATGCAGGCGAAAGACCAAGCGCTGGCAGCACAAGGGTACGCACCGGGGGAGACTCCATCTGAAGAAGAGCAGGCTCAGATGCAAATGCTGGCACAAGCTGAGCAGCTCCCCGAACCAGACATGCCGTTCGCCGATCCGTTTACGGATCCGTTTGCGGATGCTTCCTCGGTTGGCTTCGCTGACCCTTTCGCCGCCACTGAAGAAGAACTGGTAAATCCTCTTGAGGATTACAGTGAATTTCCGGAGGAGCCGGGGACGTCGCGTGCATCACAGGAGCTGGGCGAGATGTTCGTGCCGCCAATGCTTGGTGGTGACGCTCCGCGTGTAGGACCGGGACGTACCACAGAAGAGACGGGTGGTGGTGTTGGTTCAACGCTTACTCTTGCGCAACGAGCTGCGGTAGCAACAGCTGCGATGACGATGACCGATCCGCAAGAGATCGCGAACATGCTGAAGGAAATTTCCAATGACGTCATAGGCATCACCTATGCACCCGACGGTGCGATCATCGCAACCAACAACGAGACTGGTGCACGTGGACTCATCAACCGTCCCGGCGCGAGCGGCATGGACGCACTGCAGATGTTGGGACTCGGTGCAATGTTCACACCGGCAGGTAGATTTGCATCGATGGGTGTGAAGACAGTGCTGCCTAGAGTAGCTAGTGCAACGATGCGTAAGCAGCTGGAGAAAGCAGCTGTTCGTCGAGCAAGTTATCGGATGGCAGGTGCAGCCGGTGCCACTCAAACAGGGATTGAAGCGGGTCACGAAGCGGTGCCGGGTGGCGACTTCGATCCAGAAGACATCGCGTTCACTGCAGTAGCGGGTAAGGTGGGTGAGCACCTCGCGAAGCCACTGGCGAACGTCGCTGCCAAAGGCAAGGAGCTGATAGGGTATACGGTTGACATTGTACCTAAAGGTGTCCAGCAAGCACTGGATTATGCAAAGTCAACGGGGCGGAAAATCTACACCTCCGATGCTCTCTCGCAGTACATATCTCCTATCCAAAATATCTTCTTCAAAACGATTGAACGTGTCCCGATCACAGGTATCGGTCGTCAGAGAATCAGACAGAAAGCAGCGAGAACAGATGCACTCATCGATATCGCTAACAAGTACGGCATCGACATCGAGAGTGAGCTGGGTCAAGACATCGCGGACAACTTCATCACCCGCATGATCAAGCAGCGGTTCTGGGGTAAGAACAAGGAGATCATGGATCCGGAGAACTGGCCCTCAGGGGTCACGCAACCGCAGGCACGACGAGAAGCTCAGGCGAAGGCACACGAGTTGCTTGAACGTGCATTCGTGAAGGAATCTGAGTCGGTTGTTGACGTTGCGATAGCTAAACAGCTGAGGGACGGTAACCTTACTGATGAGACCGTCGAGCGCGTTCTAGATCAGGGCACATCTAAGCGTGTCGTTGATCTGTTTAACAAGCTGATGCCCGAAGGGAAGCAAGCAGTGAAGCGGCGCTTCCTCATCAAGGGAATGGAGAAATCAGGTTGGACTCCTGACGCTCCGCAGATTGCTGATCCGGATGGCTTCGTGAAGTACCTCAGCACTCCTAAGAACAGGAAGATGCTGAAGGTCTTCTTCGACGAAGGTGAACAAGAGTTGCTCGAAGGGGCTCGTGAGTATATGCGGATCACTGCGTTAGCTGCTCAGACAGGTAAGGGTTCGGGCATGGTTGCTGCGATGGGTGGTGGCGCTGCTGTCGGACTCGCTGTCCTGAATGGTCTGTGGGGGGTAGCTGCAGCCACGGCACTTGCAGGGCAAGTCATTCAAGGTCCGGCGATACGCAACGCCCTTTTGAAGCTGACGTATGCCAAAGGTGACCCCACAAAAGCTCAAGCCATCATGAAGGAGCTTCGCGGTCTGGTCGTCGCTGCGGAGAACCAGTACTTCGAGAGCGGTGGTCCCCCTGAGTTACCTGACATTGAGTTCAACAAGGAAATGATGAAAGACTTGGGCGACTACGGCATGGAGTACCTTCGTACCTTGGGCGACAGAGGCATGGAGAAGTTCGAGGACGTGACTGGTGAGTTGAGTAGGATGCTAACCGAATGACTTCAACCTTTCTGGGTAAACGCACACGCAACCAATCGGGTTCACTGTTGGCAGAGGGCAAACGTCTGTTCCTGCCTGACCATCTCGATCAGGTACGAGCGATTGCCATGCGTGGTGTGAGCGAGAAGGAGATGTGTGACATCTTCGACATCCACCCGCGCATGATAAAGCTCTGGAAGAAACAGTACCCCTTGTTTCAGGATGCCCTCGCTGAGGGCTACACCGATGCTGATGCAGCTGTGCTGTCTGCTCTGTATCAGAGTGCGGTCGGCTACACCCATGACGAGGAGAAGATCTTCCAGTGGGACGGTGACATCATCCGAGCTGACACGACCAAGCATTACAAACCAGACATCGCTGCGATCAAGTTGTGGCTGACCAACAGACAGCGTGAGCACTGGAAGGATCGTCAGCAGGTGGGTATGCATGGTGGTGCAGATGACAACGCTCCGTTGGGTCTGCGTGACGAGACGAGAATGGAAGTGATGTCGAGCATCCTCGCACTGATCAAACCGAAGCCCGACAACGTCACCATCGACGGCACGACTGGCGAGGTGGAAGAGTAATTATGTATCCCGACGGATCCGAACAAGCTTACCCACACATGGGGCTTGGAGGCTTCTTCAAGAAGGTACTGAAGTTCGAGAAGTCGCACTTCAAAAATCTCTGGAGGGGGCTCAAGAAAGATCCGAAGCGTTTGATCCTGGGTGTTGATCCACTCAGCACCAAGATGTGGAACAAGATCCTGGGCAGAGATGACCGTGCGTTAGTTAATCAACTGGGTGGTGCAACTGCTCACGACTACCAAACTGCACTGGACGAAGGGCTCGACATCGAAACCGTCCAAGCCGGTCAGAAGTTTCATCAGGCAGCAGGGATGATCGCTGGTGCCATAGGTGGAGGCGCAGCTTCGGCGGGATTAGGAGCAGCGGCTGGTTCTGTCACTGGTACAGCGGGTGCGGCGGGCGCAGGTGCGGCAGGTGGTGCGACGACAGGAGCTTTGACACAGGCAGCTATCCGTGCTGGAACGACAGCGGGGGTAGCGTACGCACAAGGCGTGGACGAACCCGGTGACTCCATGACTGAAGTTGTGAGAGGCTTTCAAAGTGGACCGGGAGAGCAGCTGGGGCAGGCGGAGGGTCTGCTGAGACGTTTCAATGCTCTGGATAATCCGTACCAGTATGGACTGTCCGGTCTGAAACACATGTTTGTTCAATCACCAACAGGAAAAGCGGAGGGTGGGAGAGTGCCATCAAAATCACCAGCGCAGGCGAAACTCATGCGAGCTGTTGCACACGGGTGGAAGAAGCCCGGTGGCGGACCGTCACGTGGCGTAGCGAGAGAGTTCGTTGCTGCTGACAAGAAAGCTAAGGGGTATCAGTACGGTGGTTCGGCGAGGCCCGGTGGTCGGGCTGCGCGGTACGGTGGTGAAGAAGAAGAGTACACACCGCGATACGGACGACGCGGTACGCCACCAGAAGAGCCACCGGAACCTACGATTACCCAGCCCCAGACCCAGGAGGAGATAGACGAGCGGGAGCGGCAGCGGCAAGCGTATCTTAAGATCTACGAGCAGTACGGGGGCATGGGGGAGTCAGGAGGCTTCTTCGGTTCGATGTTCGGAAAGATAGGTCAGCAGGCACTCGAACGAGCCGGTGGACTCGAACCTGTGGGTGGACTGGGTGCAGCAACGACGGGTGGTTACTCGCTACCTAATCCCAGCACGCGTACCGGCACTGACTTTGATCCAGGCTCCATCGCTGAGGAGATCTACAACAAGTACGGCATCATCGATCCGACATGGACAGAGTACGACCGTACCTCGCGGGCGAAGATGCAGGAAGATCCACTCGCACACTTGGCTGCAGATGATCCTGCACGTGCTGAGTACGAAGGGTGGAACCGACAGCGTGCAAAGGAAGAGGGGCTGCGCGAGATGATTGCCTACCCCGAGATGGCTGGGAAACAATCCCCCCAACGTGAACAGCTGAGACAGCACAAGGCGAGAGTGAGCGACATCCTCCGTGGTGGTGGCAGCAGTCACAACGTCGTTGCTGGTGGCACACCGGGGTTCTACACAGAAGCACCAGAACTACTTGAGGAGGAGCCCGTGGAAATGCAATTTGGTGGGCTGGCACAGATGGCGCGACGAGGTGTCGGCGCGGCACGACGCGGTATGGGCATGCAGCAACCCGGCGGGCAACGTGGCTTCCGTGGCATGGCGCAGCAGATGGGACGGGGTCGTGGTCGTGGTCGAGGTCCGCAGCGTCAGATGATGCAGCAGATGGCACAGCGTCGTGGCAGTCGCCCAGGCATGGGGCGTGGCTCACGGATGCAGGCGATGATGCGTCAGAGGATGGGAGGTCAACGAGGTATGCCTCAGCGTGGTCCGATGAAGCAGCTTGGTGGTCCCCAGCCTCGTCCGGGTATGGGTGGTCGCGTGCAGCCGGGTGGACCGGGTGGCATGCCGGGAGGTCGCCCCGAGATGATCAGTCCTGGCGACGCAAGAATGCCGGGAGGTCGAGCAATGCCTCTTCGTGGCTTCCAGCAGAAGCAGGCGATGCAGCGTCGAGGGAATCTTGGTGGGAATCGTGTTGGACCTGCTGATCAACAAGGCGGGCTTTCCCGAGCAATGCAGAAGCAGACGGGACGTCCGCCGATCTCACGACGGATGGGTTTCCCCGGTCGCGCAAGATAACTCCGGTGTTGCACCGCGTGCACCGGTACAGAGCGCCTATCGCCTGACACCATGTTCCTTTATGTTCCCAGTAGTGGAACAGGTAGCCATCAATGCACTTCGCGTCCATGAAAGTCCTCCGGTCCCAGCACAGTGGTGTCAGGTGAGTGTTCTCTCACGAGGGCTCGTACGTCCTCTCGATCATCGACTAGGATATCAGGCTTGATCGAGCCAGCCCAGATGGCAACGAGGTTCGGACCTTTGATCTGAGTCTCCGTAGACTCTCGCTGCAGTAGTTCGATGTGCTCCCACAGCTCGTGACCTTTCAGCCACTCCTCCTCGTGTCTGTACTTGTTAGCGAACCGTGTGCTGTAGACCATCACGAAGTGTTCCCTGCGAATCCACTCCCGAACAGCGCGGATGACACCCATGCGGGGCTCGTCGTCGGGGAGTCCTCTGTAGTATGTCTTCCACGCTTCTCGGTTCTTGGGGTCAGCTGCAGTGGTTGCCTCAAGGACACGTAAGCGATCAGTGTGATCACTCATAGTGCCTTCGAGGTCAACCATGATCGTCTTCATCTCTGCTTGCGACGTTTTCCTGCTGCCTTCTTCTTGGCTGGGCCAGTGGGCTTACGCTTCGCAACCTTCGAGGGGTCGAACACCCTGAGCTGCTTGCGACATTCATTGATCACCTCGACCAATGTCTCTCGGTCTCCCTGATTGGTGAGACTGATCTCGAATTTCCCACTGAGCTTGCGCCCTTTGAGTTCGAGGCTTGCCTTCCTATGCTGCTTCAACACTGTCATTTCTTAGTTCCTATTATCCCGCTTCGACCTCACGTCGGCGCAGGTACGCAGCCCTGAACCGGCACTCGTCCGAGCAGTAGTTGGTGATCGCGAGTCCCTTGAATTTCTTACCGCACTCAGGGTTCTCGCAGTTCTTCGATCCACGCTTGCGCATCATTGCAAGCTGGGCACCGACGCTATCGCTGGTTGCCTTTACTTTTGGGCTCTTGCGTACTGCAGGCATCATAGGTCTCCTTACTTTAGCCAGCCCCCATTATACACGGATTCGGTCCCGTGTAAAACGTCAGTGTTTCGACTGATCTATGATCTGACGAGCCCTTTTGATTACGGTCCTGCCGAACTCCATAGCCTGCTCTGGAGGGAGTCCTAGCCATGCGACGGGTTGCGGGAACATGATGATGACGTTGCCGTCCTTGATGCCGATAGCGACACCAACTTCACCTTCATCATCCTCACCGAGCTTCCCATCAGGGTATTGCGGCTCGCTCATTCGTCTCTCTCCGGATTAAGATCAGCGTTCGCCCTGTCCATGAGCAACGGTACTTCAAACTTTCTAGGATCTAGTCCCTTGGCATGCTGGGAACATGCCTCAGACCACACCCACCCGATAGCTTCAACTCGAACGCTCCCGAGTAACTCTACCATCTTTCCAGCCAAAGGTACTAGACCTGCTATGTCCAGGGGGGTTAGGTTCGCATCCTTCCCAGCCTGAATGATGAGTTCAGTCACTCTCTCCCGATCCCAGCTGTTCTTTTCTGATTCGCTCATAGATCTCCTCCCTATGTACCGACACCTCTCTTGGTGCGTTGATGCCCAGCCTCACTTGGTTACCTTTGACACCGAGCACCGTGACCGTGACGTTGTCCCCTATGACGATAGTCTCTCCGGTCTTCCTCGTTAGAATTAACATCCGGTGTCTCCATCAGTCGTAGCGTCCCCCAACTGGCCCGCGAGGTAGATCCGCCTCCACGGTGGGGAACTCGTACACAAAATTCTCGTCTCCTTCTGCGGCAACCCTGATCGCCATAGCTGCCACTTGCACGGCTTCACGCAGCACCTCCTGTGTGGTCTGACTGCCGTCCCTGTCGTGTTCCATCATAGCCTGCGCCAACTCACCAACTTCTTCCATCAGCGCTGCCAGCATGTGTGTGCTCTCAGGGAACTGACTGCGGGCTGCATCCAACTCACCCCTGACCATCGAGATGATCTGTCCGTCCACACTGTTCAGTCGTTGGTGCGCTGAGAGATCGACGTTCGCGCACAGGCACAAGTCCATCGGGGTTCCGCACTCGGTGCAGCGCTCGATGTTCTGGGGATCCAAAAAAGTACACGTCCTCATTTGTCGTATCTCCATGTCGTCAAAATGTTGTGCAGCTGGTAGTGAGCGTCTTTGAGATCCTCTCGATTCAAAATCCCTACAGAAATTTTCGACAGCTTTTCTCGATCTGCACCGTTAATTTCCTCAGCAGCGTTGCCGGGGATCACGTAGATGTCTGGAGGTGCCTCTGCGATGACGAACACGTAGCCCCAGACTGCGACCCGCTTCTTGATCCACCTGAGCTGCGTCGTGCGCAGTCCGGGTTTGCCAGGGAAGGGGACGTCTAACAGCTTCGAGTACTTCAGCTCGATCTGCCCGCTGACGCCGAACCCAAGACAGTAGTCTACGTCGGGGAACCCTGCTGCCGTGTGCGATGACTCAATCCTCGAATAGTGACCGTTGGGCAGGCTCTTGTCTCTCAGCCACTCCCACAGACTGTCCTCGTTCACACTGCTGCCCTTTTACGGGCTTGTCGAATTCGCTT